CTTCTCCTGATATGGAGAGAGCCACTGTTATGAAGCAGATACTTAAAACGTATCAAGGTCAGGATATGAGTAACCCTGATGTACTGGCTAAGATGTCTCAAGAGCTTGGTCAACAAGGCTACCCTAGAGAAGCTATGCAACTGATGGAGCAAGCCAAAGCTGCTGTTGCAACCAGAATGAAAGCTGAACAGGCAGCAGAACAGGCTCAGTTTGATAGAAGTAAAGAAGTGCTTGGCATGGAGAAGACGCAAGCAGATATAGATAAGATAAGAAAAGAGGCAGAAGGAGGTCAAGGAGACCCGTTAAGCGATAAGGCTATAACTGAATTCAGAGACATAGCCAATGAAGTTAATAATTTTAAAAGATTAAACAGCAACGCTAAAGAAAGTTATTTTCAACTTAGTAGACCAGTAATAGATGCTGCTAGATTTGGTATTGGTACTGAAAATACTAAAGAAGCTCAATTATGGTGGGCTGATTATGATAAGTTTTTATCAATGGTTAGAAATAAATTATATGGATCAGCTTTGACTGAATCTGAAATTAAGAACTTCAAAAAAGCAATTGTAACTGAGTTGACTTCTCCAGAGCAAGCAATGAAGATGCTAAAGACACAACAAGAACTAGCTAATATAGGTTATAAGAAATTACAAAAACTTTATAAAGCGCAAGGAAAAAGCACAGCAGGTCTTGATGCTCTCATAGGAGAAACAGAAGGAATGGGAGGAGCTTCTTCAAGCGGTGAATGGTCTATGGAGGTAATGGAGAAATAATGGCTAAATATAAAGTAACAGCACCTGACGGAAAACAATTAGTTGTTACTGGTCCTGAAGGAGCGTCACAAGAAGAGGTGTTAGCTAAAGCTAAAGAGCTATATGCTGCTCAACAAGAACAACCAACAACAGAGACAGCACCTGTAACAGAAGAGCAACCACAAGAAGATCAAGACCCGTTAACTGCTGGTGAGGTAGTGTCAGGAGCAGGAGAGAGCTTTTTCCCTTCTCTTGGTAGAGAGGTGTCTGGAATATGGGATGCTGTCACCAACCCTATAGACACTGCTATGACAGTGATTGACTTAGGTGCAGGTGTTTTACAAAACGTCTTACCTGAAAGTTTAGTTCAACTTATCGGAGAAGATGAAGAGAGTAGAGAGCTTGCTTCTGCTGTTGGAGGATATATATCTGATCGTTATGGTGGTCTTGAAAACATAAAGAAAACAATAGCCACAGACTCAGCAGGGTTTGCTGCTGACTTAGCGGGTATCCTTAGTGGTGGTGCTACTATAGCAGGTAAGGTAGCTGTTAAATCTGCTAAGTTTGCTAAGATTGCTCCTGCATTAAAGAAAGCGTCAGAGACGGCTGCTTTAATTGATCCTATAACTCTTACAGCAAAAGTAGGAGCCAAAGGAGTAACTAAGGTTGGAGGTAAAATTGCAGCACCTGTATTAGCTATTACATCTGGTGTTGGTAAGAAGTCTATTGAACAAGCCTATGAAGCTGGGTTTGAAGGAGGCAAGGCACTAGAAGAGTTTAGAGATAACATGAAGGGTGCTGATCCTCAGTTAATACTGGATGATGCAGTTAACAATTTAGAGAAACTTAGACAAGAAAAGAATGCAACTTATACATCAGGAATGAAGGACTTAGAGGCTTCAGATGTAAAGATAAGTTATAACAAGATAGACTATGCTCTGAACCAAGCAAAGAAGAAAGCAGGAAACATTGATACTAAAACAGCAAGAGTTCTTAAAAGAGTAGAGTCAATGGTCAATCAAGCTAAAGAAACTGGTTATAACTCACCAGTGCAGATGGATGAATTAAAAAGAGCTATAAATGAAATAAGAATGGATCAACCCGTTGGCAGTCAAAGACAGGCAGTAGTAGGACAAGTACAAGATACTATAAGAGATTTAATCGTTAAATCAGCACCAGAGTACGGTAAGACTATGGAGCTGTATGGGACTGCTGCTGAACGAATAAAAGAACTAAGACAAGTGTTAAGTGTAGGAAAGAATCCTGACACTGCTTTAAGAAAGTTATTATCTGTGATGAGAGATAATGTACAAACTAACTATGGTAAGAGAGCTACCCTGGCAGAAGAGCTAGGAGGAGCATCACTATTAAACAAGATAGCTGGACAAGAACTTTCATCTGCTATGCCTAGAGGTATGACAGGAAGACTACTAGGAGGAGGTGCAGTTGGTTTTGGAGCTGTAACAGGTGGGTTAGGTGGCTTACTGACTCCAGGAGCTATTCCAGCGCTAGCAGCAGCATCACCTAGAGTAATAGGAGAAGCTGCACAGCTAACAGGACAGGCAAGACGTAAGGTTAAACAAGCAGCACAGGTTGTACCGTCAGCCACTGCAAGTTATGCAGGTATATTAGGTAGAGACATTGAGGAAGAGGAAAATAGATAATGGCTAACGCATTTGATGATTTGTTAGGTGGTCTTGTTAATAGACTCAAAGGAGTTGGTATTGGTTCTAGAACAGCAGCACAGAATAGAGCTGAAATAGATTATATGACTCCAAGTAACAGAGCAGCTCAAGCTGGTCAAGCAACGAGAGGTGGTCCTGCTGAATATTATGATCTAGCTAGAAGAACAGATTATAACTATAAAGCACCTGAGTATTCTCAGACCATGCCTTTAAATAGAGGTATGCTTTCTGGTAATGGGCTAGGTCTAGCAGCACCTGCTGATACATACAGTGCTGCTCCTCAGTCTTCTGTTGATAGACCTTCTCTTGGTAGAGGAATGTACGGTATGGGTACAACTCCACCAGAAGGACCAGTTGATGCTTCTGTAATTAATCCTGTATTCTCAGGAAGCGATATGGATGCAATCATAGCTGCAGGAGGAAGACCTACAGATAGCTCCAGTGTGTTTACAACTACAGATGCAGAAACAGGTAAAGAAGTTATTGTAGATGCTTATGGAAATGCTTTCTTTGTCCCACCAGCAAGCCAGACTAGACCTGGTTTTGAGAATGAAACTGGTAACTTAAATATTCCAGGTATGTTTGATTATGCCTTTGGTTCTGATGGTAGAGGTGCTGTGCTTGATGATGCAAGCGCTCTTACTACTGGTACTAGTTACGCTCGTGATGTAGAAGGAAATCCATTCACTTATATAGCTGATGGTATAGGTGGTATGTTTAGTGCGATGGACGCAAGAGCAAACCCAGGGGTTACAGATCAAGCGGTAAGAAGAGAAACAGCTACCACTGAAAGAAATCTAGAAGAAGAAAAAATAAAAATAGCTCAACAACTGCAAGAAGAAAAAGGTTATACAAGAACACAGATGGCTATGCCTTTTGTGCAAAGACAGATAGAAGAACGTCTAAACAAAACAGTACAAGAAAGAGAGATAGAACAAACTGACTCAGATAATCTTGGTATCAAGCAAGAAGTACTTGATCTAGCAGATTTAGATTTTGGTAAAACTCAGAAACAGAAACCAAAAGAAGAGCAGGGGGTGTTTGATAAACTTATGAATTTATTAGTGTCTCCTGTTTATGGAGCAGACACTGTAAAAAATGCTCCTACCCAATATGATGATTTCGGCAATGTTGTCAACGCAAGTACTGCTAGATTTATTTCTCCTGCTGCTGCTCAGTCAGATCAATTATTAACTAGACAATTAGGAAGACTTGGTGTTGATTCTGAACAATCAAGATCAAGGTTAGCAGACTTATCAAGTAAAGTAGCTATGATAGAAAGTGGTGGAGACATGGGAATAAAGAATTCTAATTCTTCTGCTACGGGTTTATATCAATTCTTAGTGGATGACTCAAGAGGTCAGAGTGCTTTACAAACTGCTGTTAAAAGAACTAAGAAATATGTCAATGCTGATTGGCTTGATGAAGTAGCTAAAACAGGTAAGGTAGGAGAATTAAGCGCTGAGAAACAAACTATATTATTTTTAGGTGATATCATGGAGAAAGAAGGGAGTGATAAATACCTCAAAAAGTTATTAGACCCTAATAGCAGTAAACAAGAAGTTAATGACGCTATGATGGATATCTATTTAAAACTTCACCATACTAACCCAGATGAGGCAACTCTGAAGAGAGCTAGGAAATTCATTAAATAATGGAGAACTTCATCATCAACTTCTGGGAGATCATCTCAGGACTATTGCTGGTAGTGTTCATGGCTATCACTTGGAAAGCAGAAATAGGGGCGAGGATATCTGTGTTAGAAGATAAAGTTCGCACCCTATTTGAGTTAATTAATAAGAAAGATTAAATATATTCTGCCAAGCCAGCTCGATCGGTATCCTAAAGCTATAGATAAATAGGATAGGTAGACCGAGACCCCATATAATTATCCATTCATTACCGGATACTTTAGGGAATACTAGAGGCACTATCTTCGCTATTACTAGGAACACTAGTAATCCTAATGTAAAGAATGTCATCGGTGATAGTGATTCCATAAGTTTCTCCTATTTGTTTAAATAAATGTACTCAACTGTTTTTGCATCTCTTTCTCTTAACCGCCACTCACTCCAGTTCTTTGCATTACCATCCCTATCCCACTGACAATAATGAAACAACTCATGAACTATAACATAATCTTTAGTCATTGCAACAGGTGTTAGTGTTATAGTACCTTCTTGGAAATAATTACTAACGCCTTGCTTGAACTCAGCATCTTGTGGGTAGCAAGAGATTAGAGCTAGAAACTCAAACAAGGACGCTAGTAAGATAGGATCAGGCATCGTTAAATTTCACAGACTCCAGCAGAGCAAGCCAACTGCTGAGCACCTTCGACATTATCATCCACTTCGATGAGACTGTCCCAATCAATCTCTTGAGGCATCTTATGCAACAATTCTTTATACTCTTCCTCACTGCATTCCTCGTATGGAGCCTGTTTATAAGTACCTCCATCGTAGGGTAAGAAGCTGACACCAGATACATCATCGAAGTTCTTCCACACCCACGCACCAACCTCAACCCACTCGTCCTCATTGACTGAGATAGTCACTGAAGGTTTGTGTTCACACCAATGTTGCTGATACATCATCCATAAGTCCAGATGTTGGACTGCAGTCAAGTCCTCACGCAGTAGTGCATTGTGTGGTGCTTTCTTAGGGAAGCTAAAGATAGTAGTAGACTCAGGACGCATGACACAATCCTCAAAGGGTATGCCTTGCTCCATCATGAAGGTGGAAAGAGGGTCTTTCTTATCGCCACGAATACGTCTGATATAATAACGACTATGGCGTGGATGAATGCCACTGGCACTATCAACAAGCTGAGACACAGTACCACTAGGTTTAACACAAGTAATAGCGACAGACACAGGGATGCCAAGCTCGCCTGCGAGAAGTTTGTTTGTCTCTGCAGCTTCCATCTTAAGTTTTTCAAGAAGAGTTTTAGTTTGAACAATTGTATCTCCTAGTATTTTGTTATCAAGGATACCAGTCAGTGAGACACCCAACAATCTTTCTTCCTCAGTGTTGCGATTCCATATCTTTCTGAGGTAAGGGAAGTGTGTCATTGTGGACTGATAGGTTCCAAGTATTGTAGCCAGGTTTACCTTACGCTCAAGATCATAGATCGAATCACTCTCTCGAACAACAACCTCAGATAGATTACAAAACTGATAAGGTCTAAGGATAATCTCAGAGCAAGGGTTAGTTCCAAACTCTGGTTCAGTAGTCCTACGTCCATTCTTACCTGCTTGAAACTGAGCAGCTTCACGATTGAAGATACCACGTTCACCTGAGTGGCTGTGATACAGGCTGTTCCACTCGTCCATGAACTGACCAACGTCAGGTCTACGTGCATACACAGCAGAGTTGTTAGCTAACGCACGTTGAGGATTAGCTTCCCACCACTGACCTGTCTTAGCGTTACGCATCTTGTCATCTTCTAAGTCAGACAGTGATATCATGGCTGAACGTCTAACACCACCTACTACCACAACCTCTGCTACCTTACACATGATATCATGACACTCTAGTGTGGTGAGCTTGCGCCCAGAGGCACACTTAAACTTACGAACAACAAACTCAAACAGTTCATGTAAAGGACCAGGACCACTAGCTCTACCACCGAATGTCTTTAACCTAGCACCTGCAGGACGAACCTTATCTGTGTTCCACTTAGGTACTTCACCTGAGTACAACAGGGCTATGACTTGACGTAATGCCTTAGCCCATCCTTCCTTGCTGTCTGATACCACGACAGTAGAGTCTGACTCAAACATCATGTGTGGTACTTCAGGTAGCTTGTCAACGTACTTCTTCTCAACACTGAAGCCAACACCAGTGCCACACAGTAGTATGTACATCGCCTCATCAAAGCACTTAGGATCATCAACAGGTAGGTAGGCACAGTTGTAACCTGCTGTGTTGTCCCTCTCAAGGGCTTTACCAGCTGTCATGATAGAGCGCATAGAAGGTACTATCTCTAAGTTCTTAATAGCCTCACGCAGCTCTGAGTCTGTCTGCATAGGTATCGTGTAATTCATCTTAGTCTCTAGATGGTTCTTCATGAAGTCCATGTATCTATCAACTGTTTCAAACCAATTCTCTCTGCGTTCTTCTTCTTCTAAGAATCGTGAGTACCTGCTTTTAGCTATGTATTCCTGGTAAAAATCCATTATATTTCCTCAATAAGTTTGTCGTAATTTTCTTCAATAATATCTTCAAATCTGTTCAAGATGTCAACAGTAGTTAAGTCTAGTAACTCTAATATTACAGTCTCATCCAGCACTGATAATTTTTCTTTAAGTTCAACAAGCGTCAAGTTCATCATTAGTCTCCTTGTCTTCATTAGTCATAACAACTAATGCAGAGTAACCACTTATGTCATGCCATGAATCGTTCAGCATAAAGTCACCGTTAAGTAAACGTGCCATCTTATTAGCAATCATGTCTAAACTTTCACGAGCATAGTCAGGCATGATGTAGTAGTTAGGTGACTGCCTCATGATTTTCTTTATGTCTTGACTGATCTGACTAACTATTTCATATCTTCCGTACTGTCCTTCTCTTGTTGTTAGTGTCTCACTAATTTCCATATTGTTTCCTCAAGTAGTTAATTGATACGGGCATCTCGTCAAAGCTACCATTGTTTACTTCGTTCAACATCCAGATACCGGACCAGCTACCGTTAGTCTGAGGGTTTAAATACTCCTCATCGTGTTGGTAAAAGATACCGGCAAACAATCCAGTGATACTAGAGCCATCAGCTTTCTTGCTGTAAGAGATACCTCTGTCTTGAACGTGACCCATGATACAACTCATGTGTTTCTTTTGTAGCATGAGGTGAGGGCTACTGACTGGTCTACCCATAACACCAGATGTAAAGTAATGACTATAAGCAATACCGTTTACAATGGCTACATCTAAAAAGTTATGCACTTCCCAGTTATGTTTCTTTAGATTGAAATCATTATAACCTACCAGACCCTCTAACTTTCTATCTGATTCTATTGCTCTATCAATACGATACTCATGGTTACCTATAAGGAATACTTTCTTAGGCTTCCATACTTTCTTTTTGTTTTCTTTCTGTCTCTTCTGTTCTTCGATGATAGGTTTCATGAACACATCCATAGCATCGTTACCTGCTTGAACGTCATGGTTGTATGTCCTACCTTCGAAAGACTTCTTACCTATGTCGTAAACACTAAGGCTTGACATATCCCAGTGATCCCCTAAGTGAACGATAACATCAGGCTTAGTCTTGACTGCGTACTTACCTGCCCACTCTAAATGATCGAATGAGTTACCAGGTTTGCATTGTGTGTCAGGTATAACTAAGTGTCTCATATAGATTTCTCCATACTTCTTTTGTTAAGTTCTTTAAGTTCTTTATAGGTGTATCTTTTATAAAGACCTTCCTTTGATCCACCTTCTCTAAAAGCTTCTCTAATTAATTTAATAGTGTATTGGTATAAGTAATCCTTAGTGTTGATATTGCTCATAAGCTTTCTCCAAGAGTAATAAGTAGTACACCGCATCAACCACAACAAGAGGTGCAGACTTGTTTTGTTTAATGACAACAACAGGCTCTCTATCTTCAGGACAGTTGTCATCTGCTTGAGAGTAGAAAGAGTAGACAGCCATTGACTCTCTTGACTTACATTCAACCGATATCCCTAGCTGGTCACCTACTTCCTTAGAGAACAGGATGTCCTCACCAGCAGCTCCCATACTGGTGGACCTTACATCGTCTTTGGAAAAGGGAAAGACTTCGAGGATCGCATCTCTGAACCACTGTTGGAG